AAGCGTTATTCAAAGATCTGTGAAGAGAAAAACATAAAGCCAAAATCTAAACTCTCTATTTTTGTAACCAACAGCATGGCTAAGCAAGGTGACGTGCGAGATGATGGTTCAGTTTATTGGTCTAGGCGTAAGGAAAAAAATGGTTTTCGTGAATGGTGGGTAACACCAGAACAGTTTGAGAAACTTATTGCTCGGCGACGCGAACTTGGTCGAGTTAGATACCATACTAATCCAGCTATTCGTGCAGAGAACACATCTCCTCAAAGAAAAAAGGCTAGATTGAAGTGGAAGGAGAATAATCGCAGCTATTACTCCAGCTTTCATGCTGAAAGACGAGCACAGATTCGTGGAACCCGTAGCAACCTTACGAAAGAACAGAAGCGTCTTGTTTACGACATTTATCGGTTTAGAGATGTCCTAAATGCTGTTCACGGAAAGCCCGTGTTTGAAGTTGACCACATTAAGCCCATATGCCGTGGAGGAACGCATACTCCAGATAACTTGCGTGTAACAACTAAAGATTTTAATCGCAAGAAATGGGCTTCAGATCCTATTGACGTTATCAGGTATGCGGCAGTAGCATCTATTTATTATTGCGACGAAAATCTTATGAAGGCTAAAACAATTAAGCAAGGTGGTTACTAATGAAGATTAAAATTGATCAAATGGCGGGGCAACTTGGGACAACTGTTAATGAGTTGCTTTTACTGAAGGAGAAGCTAACTGAAGAACAATGGAGTGGACGAGGCAAGAATACATGGTTCACGGAAGATGCCGTGGAAGTGCTTCGCATGGCTTTAGACATCCCAGAGATTGTGCCTAATAAGGCGCGAGGACGTGTTCTATTTGGTGCCAAGAATCCAAACTACGTCTATGTAAAGCTGGATGGTAAAGATGGTAAGGTGCCAGTTTGCATCCCTCGTCGTATGCAAAACAGACTAGATGGCAAGAATATCAATGTGGAGATTATTACTGATGAAACTGGAACCAGCTACCGATACGTTCATTGATATTACTACCGACAAGGAGTGGATTAATTCCCAGATTGACCGTCTGCTTGCTTGGGAACTACTCAAGCGAGAACTCACTTGCGACGTTTCTCCCGTCGAAACAACAGAGCTATGTGATAGCATTGGCGTTAGTAGAGGCTATGTTCACACTGTTCTCCAGTCTGTTAAGCCAAAGTTTGAATCCCTAATCCCTCCATTTGATGCAATCTAAAGACGTTCAAGAAGCCCTGACATATTTCGACAAGGAACCTGATGTGCAGGCTCTTGCCAGCGCATATGCTACGACCACAACGGAACTGTCTGCCTATTTCGATTTGTGCCGTAATAGTTATGACGAACGTCGCAACTACTGGCCTGGCAAGTCCCGTGACCTCCGTAAGCATGGTGCTGATGCGTTTCCTTGGGAGGGAGCAGCAGATAGCGAGGCTCACGTAATTGATGAGCGCATTAACCGTCTTACGTCCTTGTGCATGACGGCTCTTGCTAAGTCGAACATCCGTGCCTTCCCAGTTGAGAGCCATGACATTGCCCGCGCCAAGGTAGTTAGTGGCTTCATGAAATGGATGGTCAACTCCGGTTACATCGCACGTTTCAAGCAGGAGATGGAGTTTGGGGCCAATATGCTCTTTGAGCGTGGCATTTTCATTTCCTATGTGGGCTGGCAGCGCGAGGACAGGCGTTTCTTGCAGAACGTAAGTCTAGAGTCTATTGCTCAGATGGCTCCCGATGTGGCTCAAGCTATCATTGATGGCAATCAGGACAAGAATCTGATTGGTATGGTGATGAAAGCGTTTGATGGTGTCACCGAGAAGCGGGCGAAGAAGGCTATTTCTGACCTCCGTAAGACTGGATTTGCTGATGTGCCCATCATTCGTCGCCAAGTGGATGCTCCCTTGGTTAAAACCCTAACTCCCGATAGCGATTTCTACTTCCCATCGTGGACTACTGACCCGCAACAGGCTCCCTATTGCTTCTGGCGCACCTATATGACCGCTCAGGAGTTGGAGAATAAGGTGCTGACCGATGGCTGGGATGCTGGCTGGGTGGAGAAAGTGATTAAAGACTTCCGTGGCGTTAATGTTCACTCAATTGAGCGCGAGCATGAGGGTCGCCGTAGCCTTAGTCTCACCGATAATGTCTATAAGGCTAACGATTTGATTGAGGTGGTTACTGCTTACCAGCGTCTAATCGACAAGGAGGACGGAGCAGAAGGCATCTATCGCACCGTATTCCATCGTTCCTTCACTGGTGACAGCGAGATCCGTGGATATGCTTTGTTTGAGCTTATGAATGGCTACGAGGACTATCCCGTAGTTGTGACCCGTTTGGCCGAGGATGCGAAGCGTCTTTACGATACTCATACCATTCCCGACAAGCTACGTGGCATTCAACAGCAGGTGAAGGTGGAGCGGGACAGTCGTATCGACCGCAATAGCATGGCTACGCTGCCTCCCATCATGCATCCTGTGGGCAATGCTCCCTCGGATTGGGGGCCAGGGCGTTACATTCCGTATCGTCGTGCTGGCGAGTTTCAGTTTGGCCCGCAACCCGCCTACAATGCTGGTTCCGTAGAGATGGAGAACACCATGCAGCAGCAGGCAGATCGTCTGGTTGGCTTGGACACTACCAATCCCATCTCCCAGCAAGTGCTCCAGTTTACCGTTAACAAGTATCTAACGCACGTAGCCGAGGTGCTACGCATGGCATTCCGTTGTTTTCAACGCTTTGGCCCCGACAAGGTGCTTTATCAGGTGACTGGTGTTACCGATCCGCAACAGCTTGATCGTGGCAACCCCGATGAAAACTTCGACCTCAATATCACGTTCGACGTTTTGAGCACCGATCCAGAGAATCAGGACAACAAGATTACTCAGTTTGCCAGCCTGCTCCAGTTTGATAAGAATGGACGTATCAACATTGATTCGTTTCTCGACGTTGTTGCCTCCTCGATTGACCCCATCATGGCAGCTTCCATCCTCCAGCCCGCTGAACAGGCACAGCAACAGATGGTGAAACACGTATCGGATGACTTGACAAAGATTTCTTCTGCAATTGAAGTGCCCGCTCGTCCTAACGGTGCTCAGATTGCGCTACAACTCATTCAGCAATACGTCTCGCAGCCTGACGTTCAGCAGCGTATGCAGGGCGACGAAGCGTTTGCTGCCCGCATTCAGAAATACGCAGAACAATATCAGTTCCAATTGCAGCAGGCACAGAATGCTCAAATTGGTCGTATTGGCACCGCCCCCGCTAGTGTTGGTGGTATGTCCACTCAAAATCTATGAACCTAAATGATGCTGTTAAGGCTTTAGCTAATCACGAATCGTTTGCCGTCTATCTCCAGAACGTGAAGCAGATGCGGGAGCAGGCTATTGCTGATATGCACAACGTGAACACAGATACGCTCCAGCAAATCTCTGGTCGTATCCTTGCCTACAACGACATCCTTTCTATGTCCGAGTCTGATAGGGTGTTTCGTATTCATAAGGAATAGGCTAAGATTGAGCGGCCCGCCGGCGCCACCCTAATTGGTTAACGCTACGCTTTACTGAAAGCTCGCGTTTGCTCGCTATGGCTTAGATTGTCTTAATTGACTACGTAGTAAAGCGTATTTACAAAGAGGGCTTTTATCTGTATAATACGGTTGCACGAAGGACACGAACGCCGTGAGTGCCTTCGGCAAGGCGAGCGGAAGCGGTAAGCCTTTGCGAAGAACTGTTTGGTTTAATTGTTTCTTGTCTTGCTTGGAGCGTAGCGTAAAGCTATTTCGCGAGAAACAAGGAAACCAATCCTCCACCATTCTTCGCTCTCTTTTAAGGCGAGGTGTCTCTATCAATAACCATGAAAATATATCTAATCAGGAACATATACAAGCCAGTAGGTTGTGCCTATTACAGCAAAACTTGCTATGCTTCTCTGGATGATGCAGAACTAGCAGTTGCGCGAGCCACAGCAGAGTTAATCCAAGACAAAGAGACTGACTGCTATTACCATACGATTGAATGTTTTGAGCTTGTGGGGGCGGGTTTTAAGAAACAAACGTAACAAGTTTGTTAGTATGGTATATTTAGGCATCGCCTATCGCTTTGGCGTTCTAAAGCGCAGTCTATGTCTAACGAAATCCAATCGGGAATCGCGGAACCCACTACAAATACCGTGGAAACAAATATGTCAGGAGGCGAGTTTGTCGCTCGTCGCCTTGGGCAGCTTGCCAAGCCGTCCGCTGTAAAGCCTGAGGAACAACCTCTGGAGCCTACTTCTGAACCCGTCGCGGAGACAGTAGAGGAACCAGCAGCTAAACCAAAGGACGAAGTTCTTTCAAAACTCCCCGACTTAGGAGAACTGAGTGAGAACGAAATCAATGAGCTTGCACAAAAGCTGAATAGCCGAGCGGTAGCCCGCTATGGTGAACTTACAGCCAAGCGCAAGCAGGCAGAGGAACAAATTGCTGCGTTGCAGGCTGAACTAGCCAAACGCAATGGTTCTGACCCTCTCGCTACGCCAAAGGTGGAGAATAATCCCTACAAGGAGATTAAAGATGTTCAGAGCTTGCAGGCAAAAGCCCGCGAGATTGATGAAGTTATTGAATGGGCTGAAGACCAGCTTTTCAATAATGACCACCTAGCACATGATGACGTTATCGCGGTAGTTGAGGGTAAGGAGCTTACTAAGGCTCAAGTTCGCGCATCACTAGCCAATGCTCGTAAGGCGAGAAATAAATATCTCCCTGCACAGCTTGCTGAATTACAGGTTGAGGAATCTCGCCTATATCAGCGCAAGGCTTTTGAGGATAAGGCGAAGCAAGAACTTAGTTGGCTTGATGGTGAGGATAACGATACCCGCAAGCAATATGAGGCAATCATTAATGATCCTCGATTGCGTGATTTGGAAAAAGCGGCTCCCGACCTCGCCCCCCAGCTTCCATATATTTTGGCCCATGCAGCCAATAGTATCTATGGACGTAAGCTGATTACCGAAACTCCCAAACCTAAGTTGAACCCGCCTAATACGCTCACTGGAAATGCCGCTCAATCGGAACGTCCAGATGCTCGTAGAAGCAAGGAGTCTGAAGAGATTCGTAAACGATACATGGAATCGGGCAATCCAAAGGATTTCGTCGCTCTCCGCGCTCTACAACTTTCGAAACGCTAACATTAACTACTACTAACTATGTCCTTCTCTGGAACTTACGACAAAACCAACCCTGGTTCTGCTGTCTCTAATCGCGAGGATTTGACTTCTTCGCTTACCATCCTCGCCCCTGAGGAAACCCCCATCCTGTCCTCGGCTTCTAAGTCGAAGGCTAACGCCACCTACGTTGAGTGGACTGTTGACTCTCTCGCTGCTCCCGTGACCACGGGTGTTGCTGAGGGTGCCGACGTTACCACCTTTACCGACAAGTTCGCCAATCGCGCTCGTCTGGGCAACTACACCCAGAAGTTCCGCCGCGACTACATGGTGTCCGACCTCCAGAACGCTGTGCAGTCTGTTGGCCCCGCCAACATTGCTCAGGCTGAGATGAAGGCCATCCGCGAGTTGAAGCGTGACGTTGAAGCCACCCTCTGCTCTGGCAACGAAATGAGTGTTGAGGACGGTGCTGGCACCGCTTACGGTCTGCGTGGTCTCGACAAGTGGATTCAAAACTCCGCTCAGTCCACCAATCCGGTTCCCGCCTCCTATCGCACGCCCACTGGTAGCATCCTTACCTCTAGTCTTGATGAGACTGCGTTCAACAACGTCATCACCTCCATCTACCGCGTTACTGGTTCGACCAATAACCTCACGCTAGTTGCTGATACTGCCCTTCGCCGCAAGATTAGCGATTTCGCCCGTATTTCTGGTGGTGCTACGGAAAACACTCGTCAAGTGAACTACAATGGCGAGGTTGCCAAGATTAAGCTCTCCGTCGAGCTTTATGAGTCTGATCACGGTATCATTTCCATTGTGAACATGAATCCTGATTGCGCTCCCGATACCACCAATAAGGACACTGGTTACTTCCTCAATCCTGACTATTACAGCGTTGCTGAACTCATTCCTATGGGTTCTACCCGTCTGCCCAACTTCGGTGGTGGCGAGCGTGGCTATGTCGATACTACCCTCACCCTGCTCGTCAATCATCCTGGCGCGCACGGCAAGATCACTGGTCTCTAATCCTTAATCTACTACTACTATGGCTCAAACTACTGTTAATGAAGCAATTGGTGATTTCACGCACTACGTTAAGCTTGATTTCGCTGACCTCAAAGCGATTGGCACTGGCAACACCAAGACCCTCCTGACCCTGCCCGCTGGCTCTGCCGTGGACTTGGTTGGTGCTGTTGTTACCACTGCTATTGCTGGAACTACCTCTACCTCCATTGAGGTTGGTTATTCTGGCACCACCGCTGCGTTCATCGCCGCTCTCGATGCTGATGCTCAGGCTGTAAATACGCCTGTGTTCAACACTGGTAGCGACTTTGTTCAGACGGCTGGCAATACTACCGTCAAAGGTGGCTCGCTGCCCGTGAAGATTGTTGCTACTGCGACTCCCGTTCTGCTTAAAGTTACGGATGCTGCTCTGGCTTCGATGACCGCTGGTGTTATCATCATTGGTTTTCGCGTCATCAATCTGGCTCGCTTCGCCTAACTAGCAAGCAACTGTGATAGACTGGGGCATCCTTCGGGATGCCTCTTTTTTTATGCACATCATTGCTAAATCACAGCAGTTCACGGATGAGGAAATTGATCGGGAACTCACCAACTGCATCAAGGACTCGTTACAGAACGAGATTAAGACCGAGGAAGCTCGCGTAGTAATGGCTCGCGCTCAGGCTAAAGCCATGAAGAACCACAAGACAATTCCAGGCCTCGGTAAGTGTGTTGCCGTCATCCCGCCCCGCGAATACTTCCGCTTGGTTGCCCGCTACGGACAAGAAGAAGTGCATAGCAAAGAGTTTTTGCGCGACTTCAACAAACGTTTCTCTGACCTATCTCCTAACAAGGCTTAACTACAATGGCAAACTATCCTACTGTCACCTATAACAATTTAGAGGAGCGTTTTAAGTCCATTGCTGGGCTTGGCTCTCTTGAAACCATCGACGCTCAGTTTTTGCGCCAATCGGTTAATCGCCGTATGCGTAATGCGTTTGAACGCTATCCTTGGCCTCAGTTTACCGTGGTTGGCGAGTCCGTAACATTGGTTAGCGCAGATAACAACATCATCCAAACTTCTGGTGGTGCTGGTTTGGACTTGGCGTTTCCTGCTTCTGTTGTGTTTCGTGTTCAAAAGGCAAACCCAACGACCACCCGTTATCCAGAGGAATATTCCTTTATTAGTTTGCTTAACACAAATGCGGGAGCCACTACCCTTGGGTTTCCTGCGGTTAAACTTATTAGCACCACCACCCTTAATTCGGTTGTTGTTTTTGTAACCTATCGCAAGGAACTTTCTAACATTATTTCTGATGGCGGCACATACACAAGTGGATTCTTTGGTGATGAATCTGGAGATAATCCAAATGTTCCATACGTTTTCTTTGAATATGTATGTTTTGGTGCTTATGCCGATTTTCTTCGCGGAGATGGTCAAACCGATAAGGCTCAGGTAGAGGAACAGAATGCTGAGATTTTGCTCCGCATGGAGATTGACAAGGTTCGTAACCAAAGTCGTCAATTTCGCCATGACATTCTTCAGTATCGTCCATCTACTCAGTTCCGCCGCCATAACGTGCAAGCGGGTGGAAATCCAATTAACCAAGATGCTCCGGTTCTTGGTAACGATCCCAAGTAATTTCTTTCATCAACAATGATAAGCGATCTGACATTTACCGAAATCAAAAACAGTTTTTTGGCTATTTCGGGACTCTCGTCGCTTACTCATGTTGATGAGTTCTTTCTTCAAGGTTCAATCAATCTATCCGTAAAGAAGGCCTATAACTCGTCTGTGTTGTGGCCTAGGTATTTAGTCATTGGCGAACAAAGAACCCTATCTACCAGCCCAGCGTATACGGTTCCGTTTACGCAAGCTAGTAAAAATGACATTGGCGAGTTCATCAAAATCCACAGAGATGAGCCGTATGTGTTGATTAGTTCACTTGAATATAATTTCATTGTATCGTCGAGTGGTGCTAAACTACTCAACTTTAACTCGCCAGCAACTTCAGTTTACGTTACCTACAAGAAAAACCTTGTTACTAACTACACTCCAGACAGCACAGACATTCCTTCTGAGTTTAGGGATTACATCATCTACTCTGCTTTAGCTGACTTTTACACGGGTGATGGACAAAATGAAAAAGCTATTTTTGCCTTACAGATGGCAAATGATAACTTAGCTATTGAACTGACAAAGCTAGAAGCCCAAAGCAACAACAACATCATCACTCGACGCATTTCAACTCACGGCACCAAACAATCTCGCAACTAACATGTCAAACGCACGCATCGTAAACACCCCCTCTCAGGCTATTCCTCAGAGTGGCACTACCCACACGCAGACCACCGTTTCGTCTTCGGTAGTCACTCCTTTTTCATCAATCATTGATAACACTCGCCATGTCATGCTTCAAGTGACTGGAGCGAACATCCGAGTTACCTTTGATGGAACGACCTCTCCTACATCCACAAAAGGCTTCCAGTATATTGCTGGTAGTAGTGCCTATCTGACTCGCAACATGGCATTGAACATGAAGGCGATTCGCGAGAGCACTGATGCTGTAATTGAATCTCAACAGCTAAACTACCTCTAATGTCTGATTTGTTTGATTCTGGCTTGTTGGATTCACAACCTAACGAGGTGCAGGGAACTGTTTACGAAAACTTCCCAATCTCGCCTCTGCTTATTGTTCCCCAGCAATACACTCCAGCAATCAACCTCAATTTTGCTGCCACTAAACAGCTTGATTCTCGTATTACGTTTACACGAGGAACCTCTGGAACTTATGTCGATTCCTCTGGTCTTATTCAAACGGCATCATCTGATGTGGCCCGCTTCACTCATGACCCAGTGACGCTGCGTTCGCTTGGTCTTTTGATTGAAGGTTCTCGCACCAATCTCTTCAACTACTCCGAGCAGATTGACAATGCTGCATGGACTACAACTGGAGGAACAATTTCAGCTAATGCTGCATCGGATCCAACTGGAGCAACAACTGCTGACTTATTAACTGAGAATAGTGTAGCTTCTACGCAGCATAGAATATTTCAAATACCAACCGTAGCTAATGGAACAACTTACACCGTTTCTGCTTTTGTTAAAAGAGGTTCTGGCAGCAGGCACTTTAGTATCATATTAAATACCGGAACCGCAGTTGCACGTGTTTATTTTAACCTAGACACAGGAACGGTTGGAACGGTGGTTGCTGGCTCCGGAACGATCACTGCATATCCAAATGGTTGGTATCGCTGCACCGCAACTGGTGTATCTGGCGGACTAACTGGAACGACGTTTTTGCAGATGTGCAATGGCTCCACATCTGGCTCTGAAACATATACTGGTGACGGCACCAGCGGACTTTATATATGGGGAGCGCAACTTGAAGCAGGAGCATTTCATACCTCCTACATTCAGACAACTGCATCATCTGTCACCCGTTCCGCCGATTCTGCCGTGATGACTGGAACTAACTTTTCATCGTGGTATAACCAAAGTGAAGGAACGATTGTTTTTGGTGCTGCACAAGGCTTTACGCTGCCAGCTTCCACTTTCCTTAATCCAATCTACATAAGCAACAGCTCTAATACTGAAAGATTTTCAGTTTATAACACATTAACTTCGTCACAGAACGTTGCTTATATTCAAGCCGCGACAGGCAACACTGTTTTCGCTGAGTTTCAGCTTACTGGAAACTTAGGAAATGGCTCATATAAACTAGCCGCATCTTATTCATCTGCATCCATCGTTGGTTCAGTAAATGGAAACTCAACAAGTTCTGACACTTCTGTTTCTGCATTTACTCCAGATAGAATAACTTTTGGAGCTAACGTAAATCAGTCATCTAGCAGTATATTTAATGGAGCGATTGCACAGTTTGTCTATTTCAACCGTGCTTTGGCAGAAAGAGTTCAGTCTTTATCTTTATGACCGATTACGACCTACGCTTTCCTGATGAGGCTACTGCTCGTGAGTTGATTGGTTCAACATTACAAGCAAACCGCTATGCCGATGATGGCAGCACATTTCTTGCGTGTTTTACGGAAGACTATGCAATGGACTTAATTGGAACCATCTACAATCCCGCTGTTGTTGATTCTGATGGAGTTGTAACTACACAACCCAAGGTTATAAATGGATGGCATGTAAACCTTCGTTTACTTAACGACCAAGAACTTCCATACGAGTTGGCTACGTTCATTATAAAACCCAAAACTCCATATCGCACTTGGGCATAATTATGCAACGTATATTTTCCATTTTAGCTATATTCTTGCTTACTGGATGTCCTTCTATTCGTGGTAAGGTAACGCAATCAAATCAGGCTATATCTCCCGCTCCTATCCTCGCCTCTCAGCATGAACGTGAGAAGGTTCAGTTTAAGGCAGCAGAAGCTATTGATGTAACGGTGGCGGGAACCAGCGTAGAAGTGCCCGTTAAAGCGGAAACAGCGAAGATTGTGCAGGCGAACCAGTCAGCACCCGCATCTGGTGTAGAAACCCTCGTAAACGCCTACGAAACGACTATCAAGGCTCAGGTTAAAGAGATTGAAGAGCTAAAGAAGCAGGTGGAAGCGGCAAAGAATGCCGAGCTAAAGACTCAGGCAGCCACTCTTCGCTGGTTTGGTCTTGGTGCCATAGCCATTGCAGCCCTTCTAGGCTACGCTCGCCAAATCCAGTTTGCAGCCATTGCGGGCTTGGTAGGACTAGGTTCCCTTGGTCTTGCCCAGCTTGTGACTCAACCTTGGTTCATGCCAGCCGTTACCGCTGTATGCGGCATCATATTGGTTGCCGTTGGCTTTGTCATCTATCGCTCGCTCAAGGATGGCACTCTCTCCGATAAAGCTAAGGCGGAAGCTGCCGAGATTAAGGAAGCTCTATCCGTTATTGTTCCCGTGTTGGATGAGGCTAAAGCCAAGCTAGGCGACGTTTTTACCACTCACGTCCTCGATCCCCTTTCAAAGCGTATGGACTACGCCGAGAAGCAAGTGATTAAGTCCATACGAAAGGAGACCAGTGAATGATGACGTTCTCAAATCCTTCGTTGGGGAGAACTCTTGGCTCTTCTTGGTTGGCCTTGTCGCGCTCCTCTTTCGTTCGGCAATTGAAAAGCTGGCTGCGTCCCTATTTGTCTTCTTCGGTAAAGACTACGCCCCAGACGATATCATCCTCCTCGACGGGAGGCCAGGACGTATCATTAGGGTTGGTCTCACCCAAACCACGTTCTACCTCTACGAAGTCAAAGAAGGCAAAGTTGTCGGTGGAACAAAGCTCTGCATCCAAAACGAACGTCTCGCGTCGCTCAACATCGAAAAGCCGCTCCAGAAAATAGACCTACCATGAATGACCGCCACCTACATATTCTTGGGCAAATTGGTGGCTATGGAGCGGGCCTCGCAGCTTGGCTCAACCTTGCCAAAGATTTTGTAGGTCTTGTTGGTATAATTGCGGGCGCAACCCTTTCGATATGGGCACTAATTGACCGCATTAACAAATTTAACCGTCGCAAATGAATTTAGCGTTAAATGTTAAAAACGAAAACGATGACGGTGTTCGCGAATATAGCTATACCATAACCGATTTAAAGTGTAACCTAGAAACACTTGAAACGCATACTCGCGCCATGTTTAAGATTATGGACGAGCAATCGTGTTGGACTCCTCAAATAGAAGACGAAGATGAGGACGATGATGATAAGCCAGCTTTAACGTAAATGCTTTATTTGTAATTTTGGTTTTTATTCGTAACCTGGGGTAAACGTATTTTCCACCTTAAGAACCCCCGTTGCGTTCCACGTAATTGTCACAACCCAATAGCCAATGTGCGCTGCAAGTTTCTTACCTCGCATAAATTGAGTTTGTCCACAGAGCGTGCCTGCATCAAACATATGAACGTTGCGGGTGAATTGGTAAAGGCTTTTGTGGTAGTGCCCTTGAAAAATGACATGGGGTTTTTCTCCGCCCGTAAGGCTATTGACTAGCTGTTGGCCCTTGTAGGAATTGGCGTAAGCAGTGCCGTCGTTGGCGTGAAACAAACGAATCCACAAACCATTGATTTTCAAGTCCCCCTCCCATTCTCCGAGATGGGTATAGTTTTTAACTGAGGTTTGCAGGTTTTCTCCCACCACCACGCCAATGTCTCCCTTGGCTTTAAACCATTGATCGTGATTTCCGTCTATGCCATACATGGGCTTTCCGTCAAAAAGCCCGTAAAGCTCAACTGCTCTGGCAAACTGACGCTGGTAGCCAATTTGGGCCAACTCGTAGACGTGCCCAGGACGCCCGCTCATGCCTTCCAAGTGATCGCCAGGATGCAAGATGGCGTCACAATCTTTAAAATCGTGTGCCGCCTTTGCAAACACCTCCTCCTTAAACTTGCAATGTCCGATGTGCGTATCGGTGATTACGCCAAAACGCATCTTGTGCGTCTTGCCCACTGAGGGAATGGTTAGTTTGCTGGCTGGGGTAATCTTGTGGCGGGAGGACGAGACAATGGCACGTAGCTCAGTGACGGCTAAACCAAAGTGCTTTGCCGCCGCTTCCACGGCTTGTTTGTTACTGGTTTCGTTTGCAATGGGCATTGACTTCTTTTTGCCAGTTGCCCGTCGAACTAATGCCCGCACCGCTTCCGAATTGCGTTTCATGAGTTTGCCAATTTGTGCGTAGGTAAGTCCGGATTGTTTTAGTTCGTATGCTCGTTGTTGATCGGTCATTGTTGTATGGGTGTTTTAGTTTAGTTAAAGAGCTTTATCAAAGCTCCACTGTCAAATTGTAATGGGCCTTATCTAGCTCTACGCAGGCAGTGAATAGCTGGTGGCGGGCGTCTAGTGAGACAGATTGGGCACCTAGCTTATCCTTGCCCTTAGACCACATGAAATGGGTGGCGTCCATGCGTAGTTTCCATCCATCCTCTGATGCCTTGCGGCACAGGGCTTCAGTAAATGCTATTGCGGGGTGGCGGGTCATGGGGAAAGGCAGGTTATACCAATACCAATCATAACCCAAATTGCGCAACCAAATAGATAAAACGCGCCTACGCTTTCGGCCCCTTCTTTACTCATTGTTCCGCCATCCATTTTTTGGCATATTTGAACCATTGGTATAAACCCAAGCATCCAAATTAGGAGCGGGATGAAGTTAAGGATTTTCATTTGTTTTTCTTTCTTTGTTGGTTCTCTTGTTTAGTCTTTATTTTATGACAGTCCTTGCAGGTGGCTTGGTAGCCCGATTGCTCGCACCAGAGGCGAGGAAGGAGTTGGTTCCAGTTGTAGCCTAGCCAATTCTCTCCCTCGCTCCATGTATGATTGATTGGTATGACTGGCTCAATGTGATCTGCGTGCATCTTCCCCTTCGGGAATAGTTGCTTACAAACCGGACATTGATGCAGCTTACAAGGCTTACCAGTCTTGGGGTTGATACCGTCTCTGACATACGCCTTGGCTATGGATTGGTATTTTTGAGGCCATTGCGCCCTACGAATGGCAGACATGGCAAAAGAGCGCATTTTTGCCTCCGTCCATTTACCACCATTGTAGGGTTTTTCTTTCATGCTTTAGAAGCGGTTGGGTTGGCGATAAACAACCACATCTTCTTCAAATAATTTCCCTCCTATAAACTCCGCTGCCCATTCGCCAAAACCATCTTCAAGCCAATAAACATAATCATGTTTTTGCACTATGCCTTCTTTAACTTGCTTCCATCCAAGCGGTCGATGGCTTGGGCACGGCATTGTATCGTCCATATGTTCAAACTCTTTGTCGGAAGGTTTTTCCTTATAAGTCAGGCCTTCACCATCTAGCCAAAACGTGCTAGGTATCGGCGCGGGCGCGGACACTAGCGCGATACAACGAAGCACCTCGTAAGTAGTCCCTGCATTTTCTTTGGCAAACTCTGTTGCTTTATGAATGGCTTCTTGCTCGGAGTCAAAACCCCATTCCCAATCAGCACCACCAATTCGATAATATGATTTCATTTTAGATGTTAGTTACCCATTTGTCTTGGATGGGGAGATAATCAACGACAATCTTATCCCCTACGCATAGGCTGATTGCGTTGTCATTTCCGTAACTAAAGGGTGAGATCGATATGGCACTTACCCGATATTTGGCTACGAGCTTCATAAACTCGTTGGCAAACTCTTGTTCTTTAGTCATATTAAAACGGATTGCCTTGGTCTTCTTCCTTAGTCAATTGGACAGGTGGCTTTGCTTTTAAAGCCTCTTCCACGAGCCAGAGGCGAGCCAGCCCTTGCTTGTTACCCTCGATGAAGAGGCAGGATGCCATGCTTTGCTTGGTTTCTGGCGGAAGTCCATCCACTAGCGAGGCTTTGTGCCAGCAAGCTAACCAGAAGCAAGCAAGGCGATTTAAGGCATCTGAAGGACTCTGCTCGCTGTCTTGGGTGGAAGCGAGGCGTGAAACAGGCTCAGAACGCAAGGAAACAGCACTAGAAGCGGCATTAGCTGCCTTGTTTTCTGGTGTTCCACGCATATAGGCTGGATTTGGCTGGTCGCCAGTGACCACGCCACCCGATTTACCCTTGATGGATAGCTCTAGGCTCCCGTCCTGTTTATTGGCTACAATCTCCACACCCTGCTGCTTCTTGGTCTTACCGTTAGTGCCAGAGGCAATCAGATAGGCGTGTTTGCCTTGCAGATAGCTAATGTCATCCGAATCGAATAACGTAGCTTTCATCTTCTCTCCGTTGTCGGAAACGATAAAAGACTGGAGTTTCCAAGGCCCATATTGACCTTCTCCGGTTTTGATCGGAAACACCTTTTCAATGGTGCATTCAACTTTCGGAACAACAGTTCCCACTGGGAACGACTTAATCTGACTTAGTGTATGGCTCATGTTTATTTGCGGGTTTGTGTTAGCAGGTTTTCTGCAAAAGACTGGTAGGCAGCGGGGTTAAACTCGCCGTTCTTGATGGCAATAGCTACCGATAGCTTTAGATAGCGGTCGATGGCGCGGTTTTGCGTCACATCATCGTCTGCCTCATTAATGTTAGTGAGGACAGCGAGCAATGCCTCGTCCTCTTTTTGTTCAATTTGTTCAATCATTTTAAGTATCCTTGGGCGCGGGCCCACTTTGGGTTATTGTGTATCTCGTTGTGCCAGTGGCGGGAGACTGCCATCCATGTATCTACGGCTAGGTAATTTTTACCTCGCCCTTCGATATGGTGTATGTCAGTTGCCTGTCTCACTGGTTTCTCGCCTACATCCTGAGAGACTTTGCACAGAGGATGCAAGGCTAAAAAGTGCTTTCTTAATTCGTGGTATTGCTTATCAAGCTCTTGCTTCTTAATCGAGACTCGCCTGATAGGTTTCTTGCGTTGCATTATTCATTCAGCCCTCTCGGGCTGGGTTGGAGCATAGCATTCTAAGGCTTGTGGGTTAAGGTAAAAGCTGATTGGCACATTAGGTTGGCCCCACCATTTGATTGCCCGCTCCTTTTCTTTCTGGGTGTAGGCGCGATCACACGCTCCAAACTTAGAGCATTCATGCGCGTCACACCACGTTTTGTCTTTGTAGCTAATCATTTGCCACCTCCCATTTTTTACCACCAAGCATAAATGAAAACTTTCTCTTCGTAAGTTAAGGCTCCTAGGATTTTTCCAGTTATCTCTTTGTATGACTGAAAGCACTCATCACCGTGCTTATTTTCAATATAATTTAGAAACTCAAGCCAGTCCTCTTTTGTAATTGGAATGTTCACGCAATTAAAATCCCCTTTTTCATATTCTTCTTTCCAGTATTCTTTGTTTATACCATCGGTTTCTTCGATAGGTTTCTGCCCATTCCATTTATTAGCTAAGTCGAGATAATTAACACGCGCCAAATTAATCCACCATTCTTGCAAAGTCCAATCTTTGCGAAAATAAGCTAATTCTTCGCCTTTTTCTGTTCTAATGTATGTGTCTAAGCCCATATTGATTTAGTTAGTTGTTATTATCCCAAAGATTTAATGTTTTGAGAAAAGCCTCGGCGCGTTGGGCGGCAGTGGCGTGAATTGCTGAAAAGAAATAATGTCTGTCCCAGTCTCCTTCTGCTTCTGGAAACCCCAAAATATCCCGCAGAAAGAACCAATAATCCCCTTCTTTGCAATTGTCTTTCAGCGTCTTCTCCGCCTCGTGCATGGCGTTGAGATCGTTGAGGTAGTCGGGGCAATCGCGGACAAGGCCAAATGCGGTCTTGTAAAGCGGCCCCCATTGATCGCTTGTGACGATTCCGCAAGCCTTAGCGATTGCCATTTGTTGTTTTTCTGGACTCATGGTGCCACCTCCCATTCCAATGCTTCCTTTAGATCGTTGACAAAGAGCGGGAGTATCTCACTGCTCGCCATATTCGTCTTTCCCCATACGCCCTTATCCCACTGGCTAAACCAGTAGTAGGGCTTGTTGTCCTTTGGGTATATGAAGCGGGTTCCCTCTAGGGAAGCATCTTGTGGTAGGTCTTTAATTTTCATGTGGTTTGCTCTAGGGTGAAATTGGTTGGGTTTAGCAGATAGTCAGACCATTGATTAGCCATAGCGGAGGCTATGCCTGGATATGTAGCTGACCTAATTTTCCAACGATCTGCTGATGGCGCAAGTTTATTTTGACCGCTAGGCGTCTGATTCTCCCAATAACCACAATCTGGTTTTGACTGTATATCAGTAGGAACAAGTAACGGAAGTCCTTTTAGCCAAAAACAGGTAGATTTGCTTTCTTTATGCCCAAACTGCCAAGGTTGAATTGTCTGACTTGGTGGGCGTATGCGGGTTGAAATGCAACCAATGGGATTTTCTAAAGCAATGGCTGGTATCGGGGCATTTAATAACAGCTTCACAAACTCCAAGGCTTCCTCAGTTTGTTTTGCTCTTTCTGGTCTGCGTTTATTCCAATGTAATCCTGATGAACAGAGATAGGTGCATGGCGGGTGAGCTACCATTAAATCCCAATTAGGAGCATCCACAGGGCGAGCAAATAAACCATGCTCATTCTCCAGATACTCCACCTCGTCCTGCGTAGGGACAATGCACGGGCATTCAGACGTATCGCAATCGGTAAGCAGGCACAAACCGTCTCCTTCGGGATCACATTCATATTGGTGGCGAACAGGAACCCAGCCATCAAGCAAATGACGAACATCACCTTGGTAATGCAAACCAGGTTTTTCGGTAGGAAGTAAATCACAGCTCCAGGCGTGATGCCCTAATGCAGTGAACGCATCTCTAACGGCACCGCTATATTCGCAGGCTACAAGCACTCTTAGTTTTTTCATGTTTTGTTGTTTATCTAACGGGAAATTGGTGCTCGGTCAGTTGTTACGCCGCCGAGCAGAGCGAGTAGGTTAAACCCATGCTACTAGCTGGCGCACCTCGTCAGGCTTACCCAGTCTTTTTGCCATGCACGGGCACAGCTGGGAAATTGGAGAGAGCAAGCGGGACTCGAACCCGCATTTCTCGGAAACCGAGAGGCTTAATTAGACGATTGCCCTCAAATTGGTTTCGGCCCGCTCAGGTCGCTACTCCCCAAGATTTCCCAGAAAGCCCCTCAGTGACGGGTCGAAAGTGAAACCATCCACCATGCACCTAGAAACATTGCTGTTTTCACGGATGAACCCGACATTCAATGCAGGTAGATGGAAAGTGAGAAAGAACTTAGAGCATCATCCATGCTCTGCTTAAAAAATCAATAGTTATTTTTCTTTTTATGAGTTATTTTACCAGCAGATAGTTCCGGTCTCCACCTTGGCTCCGTTTTTCACGGCGCATTGCATTGCCAACCACTCGTCTTGAAACTCGTAAGCCACCTTTCCGGTAGGGAGGGCGAGCCATACTCGATAGATGGATTGCGGGGT